GGAGTTATTCTTACAGTTACAACCTTACCTTGATACAAATATTGGTGACATTTATTCTATTGAGCAACCACTTTATTCGGATAATCTAAAGATTGCTGGCCGAGTTGACTGTATTGCTGAATGGGATAATGAAATTGCGGTGATTGACTTTAAAACTTCCACCAAAGAGAAGTTAGAAGGTTATATTCAAAACTATTTTCAACAATGTACCTGTTATGCCGAGATGTTTGAAGAAATTACAGGCAAACCAATTGACAGAATCGGTGTGGTAATTGCCGTTGAAGATGGGCAATCACAGGTCTTTGTTCGTAGCAAGAAGGCATACTTGCCGCCATTAAAACAAATCATCAACGATTATTACCTCAAAAATAAGATGGTTGTAGTATAATAGCTTCATTATGCCACTTATTACTGAAACAATCCAAGAAGTAATTGATAACCCACCAACAATTCATAAGTATGATGAGTTTGTGGATGCCAATATGTTTTATGTTGTTTTGTTTGCAACATTGGTAATATACACTCTTAGAAAGCCTTTATTATTTGTATTTGGGTTGTTTTTCAAGTTAACGCTTGCAAGTGCTTTTGTTTATCTTTGTTATACTGTAATGAAATGAAAATTTATATCTCAAAATACCGTAGTCATTGGGTTTCTCCATATAAAATTTTGGAGAAAGTATTTTTTTGGCGAGAAATTGACTATGATGAACCAATCATTGATAAATTGTCAAAAATATTAAATCCGTTTTGTGTAGCATGGCAAAGTTTTTTAGATTTTGTCCATCCTAGAATTCAATATGTTAAGATTGATTATTGGGACACTTGGTCAATGGATCATACCTTGGCTGATGTGATTCTACCAATGTTGAAACAATTAAAAGAAACAAAACACGGTGCACCTTTTACCGATGATGATGATGTTCCTGATAAACTTAAAAGTATCAATGCTGCGCCAAAAATTGAAGAATGTGATACAGATGAATTTCATTTTGAAAGATGGGATTGGATTCTCGATGAAATGATTTGGGCTTTTGAACAAAAAGTTACCGATGATGATGAATCTCCTTTCTTTGACCATTCAGAAAATGAACCTGGTGGTTTTCCTTGGGATAAAGATGGTAACTATGTAAGTAAAACCAAAGTTGATTGGGAAGGTTTGAAAGCACATCAAGCAAGAAAAACAAATGGTTATCGCCTATTTGGCAAATATTACGAAGCACTTTGGGATTAATTATGGATAAAGATTTAAGGTCATATGTGAAAGTTTATGATAATTGGCTTGACGCCGATAAGTGTAAACAAACCATTATTGAAATGGAAGATGCTAATTGGCAACAACATACATTTTATAATGCTGCTACAGGAACATATGCTACTCAAAGTGGTAATCGTGAGCTAGATGTTGCTTATGGAAATATTTCCACTAAACCATATATCATGCAAAGAATATGGGACTCATATCAGAAATATATAACCGATTTACAATTTCCTTGGTTCTCTGGTTGGCAAGGCTTTAGTGAAGTAAGATTCAATAAGTATAATGAAGATAGATTGATGGCACTACATTGTGACCATATTCATTCATTATTTGATGGTAACATGAAAGGCATTCCCACAATGACCTTTTTAGCCATTCTTAATGATGATTATGAAGGTGGTGAATTTTTTATGTGGGGTGATGAAGAAATTAAATTTAAAACTGGTTCAGCAGTAGTTTTTCCATCAGTATTTTTATTTCCACACGGAGTGCAACCAGTAACTAAAGGAACAAGGTATAGTTGCGTATCTTGGGCTTGGTAAGCTTATAAATAGATTATCAGCACAACACACAATCGCTGATACTACACACACAGGAGTATTACAATGTCAATGACACCCTATGAGATACGGCTAGAACTCTTAAAAATGGCCAAAGATATGCTCACCGATGACTACTATGGTCAGCGTGAGATTATATCAAACAGTTGGCAAACCCAAATCGAGAGTGCTCGATTAAAAGGCGAAACACCGCCTACACATCCGGGTTTTCCATTATTCCCAAACGAAAACGAAATTATAAAGAAAGCAGAAGCTCTCAATGGTTTCGTATCTCAAACTCCAGCAGCCGCTGAAGTAAAAACCAAGAAATCATCTTGATTGGGACGGGGAGCCTGCGGCTCTCCGGCAAAAAACACAGGAGAAAACATTGCGAAGTAAAACGATACTAACAAGTATAATATTATCAGCATCAATATTACTGTTTGCAGTTACAGCAACAGAAAATATTAACACTTATCATTTGCCGTTCAACATCAGCTATAATTCGTTATCGAAACCTATTCAAAAACAGGTAGATTGTCTTGCTGAAAATATTTACTATGAAGCTAAAAGTGAACCAAGAGAAGGCCAAGTTGCCGTTGCTCTTGTAACACTAAACAGACTAGCATCAGGTAACTATGCTGAAGATGTATGTGGTGTGGTTAAACAAAAAACAAATGGTATTTGCCAATTCAGTTGGGTATGTCAACCATTCTTTACCACGAAAAGCTTGACAACAACCAACAATTCATTGTATAATGATATTCGTAATCTAGCAGTATATGTGCTTATGAATTATGACAATATGGGTGATGTAACGAAAGGTGCAACCTACTATCATGCTGACTATGTTAATCCTCAATGGGGATTGCCAAAGACTACACAGATAGGTAGACATATATTCTATAAGAGAAATACAGACATACAAACGATGAAAAAGGAGATAAAACTATGAGTGAATTGCTCAAAGATATTAAGACAATAGTTATTGGTGTATCAACCGTGATTGTATCGGTTATTATTGGTGCCACCTATTATAATGTCAACGACCGAATTCTAATGTCAAAGAACATTGATTCGGCTATCGCAAAAGGATTGGATCCAATTTCGGTTCGTTGTTCATTTGTAACCAATACAGATACAGTATGTGTAGCATACGCAGCTTCAAGTAAAAAATAAACAGAAAGGTATATTATGGCAGTAGTTCAATTGAGTATTAATCAGATTTCGAATCCAGCAGACCAGAAGAAACTTTTGGATTGCTTGCGTGAATGTTCCGCTTCGATGACTAGGATGGAAGGTGAAAAAGATTACATTAAAGAATCTATCACCGCCATCGCTAAAGATTTGCAGTTGCCTAAAAAATTGGTTGCAAAACTAATTAAGGTTTACCACAAACAAAACTATGATGAGGAAGTTGCAACACATGAACAATTTGAAGCCCTCTACGAAACCATCGTTAAGTGATGTTTTAGGTTTAGTTGCTTTAATGATATGCACCATCATATTGGTGGCGTATATTGTGTATAATTATGGCCATCAAAGTCATGGCATAATGTATGATTGTAGGTTGGCGGAGATATCACCTGATTTTCCGCCAGAAGTTAGAAATGAATGTCGTAAATTGAGGAGTATTAGACAATGAGTAAGTTTACATTTATTTGCCAAGAAGATGCCATGCCATGGGCAGCAGGTATCGAATCTAAAAGGACAGTTGAATTCAACGGTGAAACTCTAAGTGATATCGTTGGAGAATTTGAAATGTTTTTAAAAGGTTGTGGTTTCCATTTCGAAGGACATTTGGAATTGGTACGAGATTACGATGCCGACTAAAGACGAAATGATGAAGTTCGCTAAAGAGATTGATAAGTTAGTTGCTGAAACTAGCTACAACTATATTGAAGCCATTGTGGAACATTGCAAACGCACAGGACTGGAAATTGAAGTAGCCTCGACCTTGGTCAATGCTAATTTAAAAGCTAGAATTGAAAACGATGCAATGGAACACAATATGTTGAAGAATAAGAGTCCTAGATTGCCTATATGACAGGCTACGAAGCCTTTTCCATTTATCACACACTAAAATTACACTTTACCAGCGACTACGATTATTTTAAATATTCTGGTAAGTGTAATATTAGTCCTAGCACATTTGAGAATCGTAGGGACAAATACCATTTCTACAAGCTCTCACGCAAGTATCCAAACAAAGACGAATATACTCAATTTGTAATTGCCAATTTATTTGCCAACAGTAAGACATGGGCAGGTGATTTGTTACAGGAAGAAGCTGATATTGCCTTCAAAGAAAGGCAGAAAGTTACCCAATCTATGGCATATATCTTTGAGAATGATTGTAAAGTTATTTTCGAAGATTGTAAAGATCCGAATGATGTATTGTCAAGTAATGGAGAACATCCTAGACTGTTAACGATGGCTCTGCGTAAGGAGATAGCACCAGAAACTCTAATCGTCCTAAACTCGATCCTACAATTCTTACCAATGTGGGACAGGAAGATTACCGATACTATACGATGGCCTGATTATAGGCAGAGTTTGGTAAAGTATGCCTCTTTTCTTACCTTGGATGTAGTAAAATATAAGTTATTGTTGAGAAAGATTATATTATGAAATTATACTTAGATATGGATGGCGTAATTGCCAACTTTGAAAAACGATACATTGAATTATTTGGTGAATCGCCAGGTTCATCACGGGATAGAAAACAATTCAGTAATAACTGGACTGTTTTTGTTGAAGGTAAAAACTTTGAAACTCTTAATTGGTGG